ATCCTTCCAGCATAAGGTAATAGCAGCACTAATGTCCGATAGGATATTTCTGCAACAAATACATGACATTCTAGATCCGAACTACTTTAGCTCGGATGGAGCAAAGTGGTTAGTAGGGCAAGTACTTGAGTATTTTGTTAAGTATAAAACCCCACCAACTCTAGACGTATTTAAGATCAGCTTAGATAACGTAGAATCGGATCTTTTAAAGACAACTGTTAAGCAGGCCTTGAAGGAAGTGCTAACCCATCTTAGTGGTGCAGACCAAAGCTATGTCAAAGATCAGACAATCAACTTTTGTAAAAACCAAAAGCTAAGGCAAGCCATTCTAGACTCAGTGGAAATGCTCAAGGTATCAAATTATGATGGTATAAAACTACGTATTGATGATGCAATGAAAGCAGGCACAGACAGAAACATTGGACACGAGTACGCAGAGCACATCGAGGAGAGGTTTGCACAAGCAACCAGAAAGACATCACCAACACCATGGGAACCTATCAACGATATTACAGATGGTGGTATAGGAGCAGGGGAATTGGCAGTGTTTGTAGCACCAGCCGGTATTGGTAAATCAATGGCATTAGTAAATGTAGCAGCGCATGCTGTAAAGGAGGGTAAGACTGTATTCTACTACACCCTAGAGCTTAACGAAGCGTATGTAGGTGCTAGATTTGATTCATTCTATACAGGAGTACCATCTAGTGAATTAAAGCATCATAAAGAAGAGGTAGAAAAGTATGTACGGAACCTGCCAGGTAAACTTGTTGTCAAGTACTATCCAACAAAGACAGCAACAATCAATACGATCACAGCACACCTAGAAAAGTCAGCAATGCAGGGATATAAACCTGATATGGTGATTGTTGACTATGCCGATCTACTAAGAGATGTATCAAACAAATCTTCAGCACGACATGACCAAGTTTTGGGAAATATTTATGAGGACTTACGCGGTGTTGCGGGTAGCTACCAGATACCTATATATACAGCTTCGCAGGCTAACAGATCCGCTCTCGAACAAGAAATCATTGAGGCCGACAAGATCGCAGAATCGTACAGTAAAGTAATGATCGCCGACTTTGTTGTTTCCTTATCTAGAAAAGTCGAAGACAAGATCTCAGGTACTGGAAGGTGGCATGTTATAAAGAATCGATTTGGACCTGATGGTATAACCTTTCCTAGTAAAATGAATATGGCAGTGTGTAGAATAAACATCTTTGAACCAACCAGTGAAGAAGGCACGCAAGTCAATAATACTATGAAAAAAGGGGATGAGGTAGTACGCCAGGCATTATCGGCAAAGTTCAATGAGCTTATTAGCAAAGAATAGTTTAACACAAAATTAACAAATTATGAACAAATCTACACAAATACTTAGTGACATCACTGTCTTTATGAAGTATGCAAAGTACATCCCCGAATTACAACGAAGAGAGACCTGGACGGAGCTTGTCGATAGAAATAAGACAATGCATATTAAGAAGTTTCCACAATTAGCCGAAGAGATTGAAGAGGCCTACAAATACGTCTACGATAAAAAGATTCTACCATCTATGCGCAGTATGCAGTTTGCTGGTAAGCCTATTGAGATCAATCCAGCTCGCATTTATAATTGTGCATATCTTCCCATCGATGACTGGAGAGCTTTTGGTGAAGTAATGTTTCTACTGTTAGGTGGTACTGGTGTAGGGTTTTCCGTACAGAAGCATCACGTTGAAAAGTTGGCAGAAATAAGACTACCAAACACAAATCGCAAAAAGAGATTCCTAGTAAACGACAGCATTGAAGGTTGGGCTGATGCAATTAAGATGCTTGTAAAGTCATACTACACAGGAGGTCCTGTAGTCAACTTCGACTTCTCAGACATTCGACCAAAGGGAGCAAGATTAGTAACATCTGGAGGCAAAGCTCCAGGACCACAACCATTGAAAGAGTGCTTGATTAAAATTGATGGTATTTTATCAAGTAAGCAAAATGGAGAAAAGCTGAGCTCAATTGAAGTGCACGATATTGTATGTCACATTGCAGATGCAGTATTGGCTGGAGGTATTCGCAGAGCAGCCCTTATCTCACTATTCAGCGCAGATGACGATGACATGATTGCATGTAAGTCTGGAAACTGGTGGGAAGGAAATGCACAAAGAGGTAGAGCCAACAACTCAGCAGTACTATTACGTCACAAGATCACAGAGCAGTTTTTCTTTGATTTGTGGAAACGTATTGAGTTAAGTGGTGCTGGAGAGCCTGGCATCTATTTAACCAACGATAAAGATTGGGGAACCAACCCATGCTGCGAGATCGCATTAAGACCATACCAGTTTTGCAATCTTTGTGAAGTGAACGTATCCGACATAACATCTCAGGAAGACCTCAATGCCAGAGTTAAAGCAGCTGCCTTCATTGGTACACTCCAAGCTGGCTATACAGACTTCCACTATCTCAGAGATGTATGGAGAAGAACAACCGAAAAAGATGCACTAATTGGTGTATCGATGACTGGTATCGGATCAGGTACAGTACTTGGGTATAGTATGAAAGAGGCTGCTGACCTTGTAAAAGCGGAGAACGAAAGAGTTGCTGGTATTATAGGTATCAACAAATCAGCAAGAACGACAACGGTAAAACCAGCTGGAACTACGTCTTTAACACTAGGCACTTCCTCAGGAATTCACGCATGGCACAATGACTACTATATTCGCAGGATTCGTGTAGGTAAGAATGAAGCTATCTACAGCTACCTGTTAGAAAATCATCCCGAGCTTGTTGAGGATGAGTATTTTAGACCACATGATACTGCAGTAATCTCTGTACCACAAAAAGCTCCAGAAGGTGCAATCCTAAGAACAGAATCAGCAATTGAACTGCTGGAAAGAGTGAAAAAGGTACATAAAGAGTGGATTAAACCAGGTCACAGATCAGGTCAGAATACTCACAACGTATCGGCTACTGTTTCAATCAAGCCAGAGGAGTGGGAAGAAATTGGTTGGTGGATGTGGGGTAATCGCAAAAGCTATAACGGTTTATCGGTACTGAACTATGACGGAGGAACTTACACGCAAGCTCCATTCGAAGATATTACAGAGGAGCAATACGAAGAGATGGTGAAGCATCTACACAACATCGATTTATCAAAAGTCGTAGAGTTAGATGACAATACAGAGTTAAAAGAACAGGCCGCTTGTGCGGGTGGGGTATGCGAGATTCGATGACCAAAGACTGGATATTTCAGCAGTATATAAAGGAGCTCCTAAATAGGGGCTCCTCTACTGCTGATTATTACGAAGAGGATGGTAAAAGAGTGTTTACCGCAGATTACCATAAGAAGCGAGGACATTGCTGTGGATCAGGATGTAGACACTGTCCGTATAATCCAAGGCACGTTAAGGGAACAACAGACTATTTATAAGTATGAATATAGATCAAATTTTAACAGAGTGGTGCTACCGATTGCCGAAGGGGTATCCTACAGTCGTTAATGGCGTCTTTACTGATAAAGAAGAGCTGCGAATCTTGAATAAGCTGCTCGCTGAGCATGGAGAGCCTAACTACGCAGATATGCCCAAGAACACTACCGATCAATCGACATCGCGCCTTAGCGAAGCTGCCTTCGGCAAAAAGGAGCTCATTGACCTTATTAACTCAGCAGATCTAACTGAGAAAGATTTAATTCGCATCACACGAATTGTGGATGCAGTAGGATCTGAGGCGGGTATTATCGAAAAGTTGCAATCGCAAAAGAGGTTTGATCCCAAAACAGCAAAGCAGGTATTTGATATGGCAACGGAGGCTGGTTCGTATAACGCACTTCTGGAAATGTTAAATGATCCATCCAAGCAGATAGCACTTAGTGATCTAGGATTAAAGGGAAACCTAATAAGTAAGGTAAAAAGTACAGGTGTATCGACCGAATTTGCAAGAGAGATGGGCAGCTTAGTCCCTTATACGTCAGTCAAGATGGGCCGCTACGAGATGTTTCTGAGATTATTTTTGAGGGGAGGTCAATCGCCGCAGCGCAAGGGAGATGTCGAAGTTAATGGTGAGGAGATGGAAGTTAAATCGACTATATCTAAAGGCTCTGGATTTCGATTGAGAGGTCAGAGTGGCTACGGAAGCGGTAAGTCTGTGCAGCAGTCCTTTTTGAAGCAGATGAATGCTATCTACGAAGAGACCACTGACGGACCTCGTACAATTCCCGAAGAGGTTCTTAATGCATATAAGGAGCAAAATGGTCAGATGTGGTACAGCTCGAAGGATAGTTGGGCTGTCTTGGCTGGAAGAGATATGATAAAATCAGGCTACATAAACAGAGAGGAGTTGGTTCAAATGTGGGCTAAGGCTGTTGCAGAGGTGTATCCAGGTAACGATGCTCCGACGCTTGCGTCTTTTCTAGGACCGGCATTTAGCAATAATGGTGATTTGGATGTAAAAGAAGCGGTAGCAAGACTTGCAGCTTATGAGTTTACAATATACAGAGAGGTGGAGGGATTTGCTTATTTTGTTGCAGTAAACCATCGTGATGATTATGGATTTATACCGTCAAACGCTACGGGCGATAACTTGATTAGAATTTTTAAAGGTTTGTTTGCAGTTGTGTCCGTACCAAATACCAAAAACAACGCAACATCACAAGACTCACTAACAGCAATCGCGTTAGCGTAGGGATGTACGTCGGAGAAAAGATAGGATAAACCGCAGGTTTAATTCTAGTAGAGACTATTTATATATAAAGAAAAAGAGATGGTACTACTACAAGCAGATTCGTTAGGTGTATTTGAGACATTATCACAGTACGGAGCATTGGGTGTAATCACATTAGGTCTAGGCTCAGCATTATGGTTTATGTTAAAACGCCAACTACAATCAGAAGATACATTAAAAAAACAACTAGAAGATCTTCAAAGAGAAATGACTGACTACATTCGTGGAGATCAGCAGCACCTAAAAACTAGTATTGATAATAATACCGAAGCATTGCGTGATCTAAAAGACATCATTTTAGAGGAAGCAGCCCCTAAACGTACAACAACCCGTTCACGTACAACTCGTAAAAAATGAAAATAGGTAAAGGTACAGTTATGCTAGGTCTTCTAGGTGGAGGTTTAGCTTTAGTATTAGGTCAATTAAGTCATATAGGACATAAGCATCAGGTCACAGTAGAAACTGTAGCTGAAGTTGTTCAAGAAAACGAAGAAATCAAACATGTAAATGATACTTTGGTTGCGACTACAAAAGAACTCAAACAAGTAATCCAACAGAAAGATGAACAAATTCACCAACTTGATTCAATCGTTCAAGAAGCTACCACTCCTCCGCCTACTACTCGTAAGCGTATTAATGACGACACCATTCCAGGCAAAAAATTCACTATCGGCGCAATATCCGATAACTAAAGTACTAAGAGGTGATACAGTAGTTATCATGCTAAAATCTCAAGCAGATGAGATTAACAGAGTATTTGCTGCCCAACGAGAAAAGATACAAGAAACAACTCAAACTACAGTTATACTAAACACCAACATTGACAGTTTGTATAATTGGTTGAGTGTAGCAGCCAAGTATAATGGATTACTCTTTATTACACCATGGGAT